GCTTTATCCCCATCGGATATCTTTGATGAGGAGCTTGGACCGACGCTAATCGTTGAAAAAAGCCCCCTCGAAATGCTCCGAGAGAAACTTGAAGCTGTCCGAGAGGACGTTTCAGGTGCGGTAAAAGAACTACAAGGCAATCAACAAACACAACCTACCGAGGAGTTGATGGATGCCTCCGCTTCGTCTGTGACGGAGCAGCCCGAACTTGGGCAGATGGCAAACCCAGACGCACCTCAATTCAAAGAAACCAGTAAACACACGGGTCGCGAAGGCACTGAAATCTCTCAGCAGACGGCTGACCTCGAAACTCAATTTCCGGAAGAGGAATTTATGGACCAAGGAAAAATCAGCCGGAAGCACGCTAAAGGTGCCCACGGCCAAGTCATGCAAGTTGTAGAGAATGTCTACGACGAAGCTCACAAAGAATCGACCGCCGAGCGCAAAGAAGCTGCTGATCGCGGTTTCGAGGCCAAGCGCCAAAAGAAAGAAGGTCACAAGGGTGAAGCCCATGAGACCAAAGAACTTATGAAAATGAAGGACAAGAAACTGTCCGAGGATCATTCCGAGCTAGACTACGAAGAGGATCCCACTGGTCGTTACGAAACCGCTCGCTCCTCCGAGAATGGTTACGTGGATCGAATGCGAACTGGAAAAGCCGGCGCAGGCGCGGAAACAGGTCGCTTCAAGACCGCTAAGAGCAGCGAACAAGATACCGATCGCATGCACACTGCTGAAAACGGTGAGCAAGATGACGATCGCATGCACACTGCCAAAGACCCCGAGATGGCTTCTGATGGTGCTGAGCGTTGGGCTGGACAGGCTGACAACTACGAACGTGTTAACAACATGGACCAGTACGACGTAGATGCTAAGAGCTACGGCGTAAACGCTCCCAAAGTTTCTGACGGCACTGACCCCTACGGTCGTGATGAGACCGAGACCAAGATGCCGACCGAGTCGGAAGAAATGCCGGATGACGAAGTGTTTGCTGTCGGTATGACTAACGTTATGTCCGATAAGAACATGCGTGTTCTGCGTCAGAAGAGCTCCGATGCCCGCGCTAAGTCCGTTGGCACTCACAATCTGCTCTATGCTGAGCCCCAAGCCGACGAAATGACTGGTGAAGACGGTGTAACTACCGCTCGCAAGTCCATGAAAGGCGACAAAATGGTTGAGCACGCTGAATACGAGACCGGTAACATCTCTGGTGAAGCCAGCCTGGAAACTCTCCGTGAAGAAATCGGCGACGGTAAAAAAGCTAAAGCCAAGCAACTTCAGCCCGGTGCAATGGATAACACCGATGAGCCTGGACAAATCGTTGGCCCTGACGGCGCTTACGCTGAGTCTTACAAGGGTGAGCCCAAGGCCAAGTCTAAGCAGCTGACTCCCGGTGCCCAGGACAGCATCGACGATCCCAATCAGATCACCGGCCCCAGCGGTGTTTATGGCGAAGCCTCTCTCGAGAGCCTGCGCGAAAACATCGGTGACGGCAAGAAGTCCAAGGCCAAGCAACTGACTCCTGGTGCCCAGGACTCCCTGACCGACCCTGCCGAGATTTCGAAAAAATCTGGTGGCGTCTACGCTGAAGAGCACGGTGAGAAGAAAGATCCCTACACCAAGACTGGTTTTGGCTCTACTTACGAGGAAGGTGAAGGCGACGACGGTGTAGATGAAGGCGAAGAGTCTTATGGTGAATACTCCACCGATCATTGCGGTATGGAGTATGGTAACATGGGATCCATGGGCCAAGCCCGTGCCGTTGGCTTCCCTCAGCAAATGTACGAAGAGCTGATGTCTCTGAAGAACAAGTATGCTGAGCTCGAGCGCAAGCATCGTGAGGAGAAGATGAACTTCCGTCGCATGCAGATGTCCGAGGCAATCGGTCACCTGTACACCGAAGGCCGTTTGACCGACGGCATCATGCCTGAGCAAGAGCTTCTCTCTTACGTTGAAGGATTGGAGTTCGGCACTCTCGAATTCTCTGAGGGTGAAACTGCCGCCACCAAGCTGCTGAACCTTCTGAGCAACCTTCCTCCGATGGTTCACTTCGGTGAAGTTGCCGGTGGCACCTTCCAGTACGCTGAAGAAGCAGATCTTGATCCTCACGCTCGTGCGCTGAAGATGGTTGAAGCTTCCGAAGGACAACTCGACTACGTCGAAGCCCTGAAGAAAGCAATGTTTTCGTGAGGTAAATAATGGACCTTCTCAGCATGGTTTCAATGGCCACTAAGAGAAGGTCCGATTACTTCTCACAGGCCAAAACTCTAGCTCGAAAATACAGAGAGCAGCCCAATCTGGAAGAACGGATGAAAGCAGAGTCCCTTGGCCTGGTGAAAGGATTACGTGACAAGTTAATGAAATGGGGGGAGTACGAGCGCACCATGCTCGACAAAACTCTTGTTTCTGCCCTTGCTGCTGTAATTCTTGGTCTTAAAGACAAAGCAATCGATCAGAAGTTGGAAAAAGCGTGGCCGATTATTGTCGGTGATATGCTTCCACCTCTTACAAAGTTCTTGGCAGAGACCAAGGAATACATTGACTCTGGTGTGTTACGTTTAGGCGATCAAACCGTTGACTTTGCAGATTATGGTCTGCTCGGTGCGGTCCCCGGAGCAATTGATCTCGATGCTGACGTAATTGAGGATGTAAATCCCGAAGAGGACGGAACCCTTGAAGCAAAACAGCAAAGAGCACAAGGCCGAACCTGGCCTTCCCTAGCGGAACGAGCATCTCGTTATCTCGCCACTCCAACCTTTGCGTTTTACTCGCTCGGCGAGTACATGGTAGCTCAAGACATGGGTTACAAAGAAATGCGAAGAGTAGCGAAAGCAGATAAACGCTCTTGTGTTGACTGTAAGACCTACGGTGAACAAGGTTGGGCGCCTATCGGTGAACTACCGATGCCTGGTAAAGGTTGCCGTTGTTACGATCGATGCCGTTGTTACATCGAATACCGTTAAGGGTAAAAATGGTTATTGCAACTAGGTGACAAAACAAGTCCTAGAGCAAACTAAATACAAACTTTGAAGTCCCTTATACAAGGAAAAGATTATGGCTACTAATGCCGCTCCGATTTACGGAAAGCAGTACATCCGTTACGCTGAGACCTGGGAAGCTGCCGTCGATGACCAAGCCGGTAACCCCGGTGTGGTTGAAGTCGGCGAACTTCGCGCTGTTTCTTACGCTACTTGGGCTGGCCCCAACGTGGCTGCTCCCCCAGTTTATTTCACTGGTCCTGTTACCACTATCTGCGGTATCAACCAGGCTTACATGCCTACCGCTCTGGCTCAGCCTTACACCGCTCGTCAGCTGACCGTGGCCACTTCTGGTCTTCTGCTGGTTGAAGTTGATCCCGTTTCCGCTGTGATCGGCCTGAACACTGCTCTGCAAATCAATGGCTTGGGCCAAGCCACTGCCGCTGGCACTTCGGTCCTGCTCGATGGCACCACTCCTCTGATCCGCGAGAACGTGAACATCGGCGGTCGCCGTCTGGTACTGGTATCCTTCGCCTGATTCTTAATCTGGCTATTTACATTTGGCTGGGCATCCGCAAGGTATAAGCCCCAGCCCTGTGTGCACACATTTGAAGACAAAGATTACGGAGACTCCCTCCCATGATGAACCTGCAACAAACCTACGCAGGTGTAGATCCGATTCTGACTACACTTGCCCAAGGTTTCATGCTGCCGGCGACTAACATTGCGAACTTTATCGCTCCCGTCGTCGACACCCCCACTCGTGCTGGCCGCATTCTGCGCTTCGGCAAAGAGCAGTTTGCCATCAACGACTTCCGTCGTGCGTATGGCACCAATATTCCTTACGTTCAAAGCCGCTATGACTCGGAGCCCTATGCTCTCGAGCAAGAAGTCGTGGCTTGGGAACTGCCGGAAGAAGTCATCGAGAACGCTGGCGAAGGCCCCGCTCAGGTTGACCTGCGTGCGATCGAAACTCGCAACGCAATGTCCCGCCTGATGAACGCCTATGAGTACACCGTTTCTCAGGCTGTTACCGTAACCGGCACCTACAACCCCTACGAGCCGAACACCGGCGCTGGCACTCAAGATGGTCTGGGCTTCACCAGCTGGAGCACCTTCTCCGCTGCCTACACCACCGCTGCTGGCCCCTCTGCTTGGTCCTCCCTGACCTCCAACCCGATCGAAGATGTTCTGACCCTGAAGCGCTCTGTCGCTAACCAGATTGGTATTCGTCCGAACTCGATGGTTGTTGGTACTGCTGTGTTTGACCAGCTGCTGACCAACCAGGCGATCCTTGAGCGTATCAAGTACACCACCGCTGACAGCATCGACACCGACATGCTGGCCCGTTACTTCGGTCTCGAGCGTGGTCTGCGTGTGGCTGAGGGTCGTTATCTGGCCACCGACGGTAGCCTGCAGCCTGTGTTCCCTGAGAACGGCATCCTGCTGTTCTACAGCCCGAACGGTCCTTCCGATTCCGTCATGCCTGCTGGCGGCGCTAATGCTGCTACCCCCGCCTTCGCTTACACTTATCAGCTGACTGGCACCCCTGCCGTTCGCCCTGAGTACTACATTCGTGAGCGTCGCGTTGTTCGCGCTGAAATCACTGTTGAGCGTGTTGTTAACCTCGTGGGCCTGGGTGCAACTGGCCTGATCGGATCGGGAGCTATGGTTACCGACATCCTGTCCTGATTAGGAAGGAAAATAAGGAGGTGTTACCATGGCTATTCTTCGTCCGTTAACAAAAGCTCAATACGAAGTGAGCTTTACCGCGCTTTCCAATGCTGGAGCGCCTGCCGCGACTTTCGTTTCGGTTTTCACCCAATTCAGCGGAATCAATGATACCGCAGATAGCAACACCTACGCTAACGGAACAGGCAACCGTCTGTACCACGTTGTGGGACCCCGTACAGCTGACAACATCACGTTGACCGCTCCGTACGACCCCAGCATCTTCAAGTCTCTCGAGCAGTTTTGGCTGGATTACAACTGTAATCCGATCACTGTGACTGTGACTCCGACCTCTTGCGACGGTAGCTACCAGCAAGCGTTCTCCGGATTCGCCACTGTGAGCGGCCAGTACATCTGCTACGAGTGCCAGTTTGTTTCGATCACTACCGCTGACGTCGATCGCGAGAGCGGTGATGTGCAGACGATTGAGATCGAGCTGACAGTCAATTATTGGGAAAGAACGTAGATTATCGGGAATTTACTCGATTCACCTTTCCACTATAATGCCCTCAGAAATGAGGGCTTTTTTATGCTTACATACCGAGCCATAAACACCAAAACCGGACGTTATTATATCGGCTCAGCTAAAAACTACTGTCTTTACATGAATCGCATCGGTAATCATCACGTTGCTAAAAGGGGGGAGTTTGGTCGGGATTTGCAAACCAATCCCCGAGGCTTTTTGTGGGAGATACTACAAGAGGACGATTTAGAAACTCGTGATTACGAGTATAAACTCCTGCAAATTCATGTGGGGGATCCTCTCTGTTACAACAAATCAAAGTCTAACGGAGCAATTGCAGGTATTGCTCAGCGTGGGACGGGTTGGGGACACTCTGATATCACAAAACTCAAAATGAGCGAATCCGCCAAACGCCCAGAAGCCCAACCCGCCCACAAAAAAGAAGCCCAGTCTCGCGCTGTATCGGCAACAAACTCCAAAAAACAGCCGTGCCCACAATGCGGTATGCTCATGAACGTTGGCAATCTAACCAAACACCTTAAAGGCACCCGATGCAAAGGCAAGTAGGGTAAAACCAGGTAACGTGGGATAGTTATCAGTCGTATGGCAAAAACGACATTTTCGTCGGGTGTTATCGTTACCTCTGCCTGGTTGAACGGTGCCCAGCAAATCTATTTTGATGGTCAAGACCTCGACTGGCACTATGCCCCGCTTGGTCTGAACTCGCTTGTTCGTACTGGCCCGAACGGTTTAGACTCCGCCTATGTCACGCTTGGAACCAACCAACCTGAACTCGACAGCACCGGGTTGCTGATTAGTGGTGCCCCAATCAATGGCGACAAAGTCGTCTCCGGAATGTGGAACTTTGGTTACGACCCCTTAGTCGTAGGTAACCCTACCAACATCCGTGCCAACGCACCCCGCAGCTACACCACTAACGACAAGTTTAATTATGCGAATGGAGTCCCAACTCCAGACCCTGCTCAAAAATTCGCCGCGTTGATTGCTGCAGATATCGTCACGAAAGAAGTCTTAGAAATCTGGGTGCAGTCCCTGTTCGAAGACTTAGAGATTGATAACGGCGTTTATGAGAACGCCTCGGGAACTTGCTCGAACTACAGTGTTGGGGGAGGTAACTCCGACACTATTTGCCCAGCGTAAGGGAGTAACAAATGGCACGCTATGCTCCTTTACCAAGCGTTGACATTGACCCTCGGAATGAAGCTCAGCTCGTTCAACAAGCATCGCAACGAGTTTATGAGGCTTCGGGTCAAACTCTAAATGATTTCTCCGCCGGAAATCCCCTTGCAGCATTGCTGGAAGGAATGGCATTTGCACAGGGTGAGTTTCTGTTTCAAGCCAATCAGCTTCCTCAGTCTATTTTAATTGAGTGGTTGGGTCCTTTTCTCGGGGCTATGCGGCGCCTAGGAACTCCCGCAGTAGCTCGTTTAACCTTAACAATTCCCCCCTCTAATACCCCCACTGTCATCCCGTCGGGAACCGCTTTCACAACGGATTCCAATTTAACCGGGGGCGAAGCATTTACCTTTGTCACCGACGCTGACGTTATCATTCCAGCTGGCGAGTCAATTGGATATGCTTCTGTTGCTTCCCAGTACGTGGGGTCCATTTACAACTCCCCGGCAAACTCTATTACGGGAGTTTCCGCAACTGAGATCAATGGCATCTCGGTAACAAATCCTCTTCCCGCAACTGGCGGTAGCGACGTTGAGACCTACCCTGAGGTTCAAGAGCGTTTCTTCACCCTAATTCGCCGTCGCAATCCAGTAAGTTCGGAAGATTGGCAAGATTTCTTCACCGACTTTTATGGAGTTGGCACTCAGACGTCGGTTCAACCGAATCGCCCAAATCAAGGAACCTATAACTACGTAACCGACTACCTGCGTGCGAACGGGCAAGTTTCGTTTTTTGTTCTCGGTCCAGACGGGGTCGAACTCAATAAAGCACAACTTGAACGGGGACAAAACGTTGTCAACTATTCGGTGCCGGTTGAGAACCAAGGGCATTTATATCCCATCACACTGAGCCAAGTTCAATACAACCTTACAGTTGAAGTTGATGCGAACGGCAGTTTCGGAGTTGATCTGAAAGACTCTTCCCTAAACTTTCGAGATCGCTTATTTGAAATTCTTCGCCCTGGCAACGTTTTTCCCTCAACAACAGATCCCACAGTAAGCGATGTTGACGCCGCTTTTTACTCTACGTTTGATTCTTCAACACGGTTTGTTGATCCGCATGTCGAAGTAAGCTCGGCTTATAATACCCCTCCACTTCTCGAGCCTTCCGCAGCTACATACACAAATGTATATACTTTTGAACCCACGGGCACCCTCCTCACCGTAAACGACCTGGTTCAAACCACGTTGCCGGTGCCAATTTATTACCCAGTTCTTTCTGATTTTACGCCCTATTCGACAGATAAAAAAGACCAAACGATTTACGGTAATCTGGTTCTGCAGCAAATTGAGTTTCTAGTGCCCGGAGATTACCTGCAGGGGCAAGTTTGTTACTGGGACCCCTCAGTTAATGGAGACGGCCAACTTCACGTAATCAACGAAAACTTAACGATCGGATCGCAAGCTGAGATACCAGGGTTGATTACGAAAGGAAAAATTTCTCCCGCCAAATCTTATTCGCCTTGGCCTGTTGTTGGAGCGGCCTATCAAGAAACCACGACAGGTGGCATATATGATCCCCAGATTATCGAATACACTTACGCCTCCGACGAGTTTATTCCCGACCCAACTTCAATCATCCCTCTCAACCAACGCCCAGGCGCTTTCATCTGGGTCGTGGCAAAAAACTTCACTCTCGCTACGGCAACAAATGACGTAACTGGGGCACTGGCAGCGTTTCAACTGGGTTCTCCTATCACTCCTCAACAATTGGAAGTCGGGCAGTCTTATCCAGCAGCTACCTGGGCCTTTACGCCGCAGATTGGGTCTGGCCCAGATCCGATTGCCGACCCTTATTATAACTATGTTGATATCCGACTCGGAGTCGTCAATAAGTATGCCTATGTAGTGACAGCATTCACTTTCGAGCCTAACGGTCGCACAATCAGTGAATACTTCGATGATTTGGTCGAACAAGGGATCATTCGTGAGATTGTTGTACAGAACGGCGACGCAGGGTTACCGATTTACAAGTACAAACCCCGCTTTCCGGCCGGAACTTACCTTGAATATCGGACTGCTGCAACAAGCGCCCCAGAGTATTATATTGCTGCAAAATATTTCACTCCCACCAGTACAGACGCTCAAACATTAGTTAATCAGGGTCTTGTTTTTCCGTTGTCCGTAACAAGCGTTCAGTATTCCGCATTAGTATTAGCGATTAAAAACGGCACAGTAAAAACACCAACTCGCATGTTCCGATTTTTCAAAGGAGACAGAACTTTTTTCCGCCGAGGAAATCAAATCATTGCCTACACAGCAACCACCAACGTTCATCCGTTGTTTGAGTTTTACATCTACCTTGAAAACGGCATCTTTGTTGAAACCGAAAAATACGGTCCTAACCAATTTGAAACAGGAAACTACATCCCGTACTTTGACCCCGCATATGTTCTATACTCGGAGGACACCGTCCTCTCTGAGGATGGGCGCAACTTGTACCGCACAATGCTGGCTTTCACTCCTTCCGAAACAGTGGTCAATTGGACGAACACGACGGTGGTTAATACGGCACGAAATGAAGAGTATGCTGGTAATCTACTGCGATACGTCGATCAGTATGTTTGCGAGGAGAGCATTCTTTCGCAACTCGGCCGTGACATCTCTGCAATTAAGTTGGGAATCGCTCAGATTACGATCATTCCTAGAAATAACGGAAGGTTCTCAAACTCTCGACAACAGTCCATTTTTGTTTGGGAGAATACCTCATCACTTTCAGAGGTTCCTCAACTTTCTTGGTACTCCGGTACTCCTTATCAGTATAATCCGCCACAATATGGCGAAGGCACGATGAAGCTATGAGCCAGCAACTAATTCCGGTCGATAACGGGGTAATTCCCCAAATTCAAACCACGGTCGCTTCCGATCGGCTCAATGTGCTGTCTCCAATTTACATTGACGTCAATAACTTGCAAAGTCGCCCAACTGAATGGGTTCCTGGCGGTCGCCCCATCTATCGGCGCTTGCCTGCTGCTTCCGAAACCTATCAAATCAACTTCTTCAACTATGTTGCAAACTCCAACGTAGTAAGTCTCAACGAGAATATCGAAGGAATCGAGAAAGTCGGATACGTGTATGTACCTTACGGTGAAAGTATTAATGGACCCCTTTCTACCGAGGTTGTTGTTGCTGAGGGAGACAAAGCTCTTTTAATTAAAGGTGGCGTTGTCATCTGGGAATACGGCAGGGATGAAGTTTTACCAACAATTATCGATGTTCGCACTTTAGACATCGGGAGCGGGCAATATGATCTCGCTTACCAATTAATTTACGACGATTCCGCAGTTCCCAAACTCTACTCGGTTGAGGACTTTGCCCTTACAGGGCAACCATTAAACGTTACCTCCAGCACGGACTCTATCATCGGTTGGCGCTATCCTGCGATCAACGCATTTCTTAATGATTCCCCTTTGCGTTGGTCGAACGAGGATTCGTTTTTCCAGTCTTGCGTTCAACCGACAGACGCATTTTTGCAATGGGTTAGCCCTCAAACCGCCGCCTACTCGGAAATCACCCTGAGATTACCGACTGGTTCCGCTTACTCTGGCACTGCCACCTTGTCCTACATCAATGGGGGCGCATTAACAACGGTTTCCACCATAGACGTATCCAGTGACAGCAACGGACAGTTTTTTCAATTTGTAATTGATTCCCCTGTCCTTCAAACTGGGTGGAACATCTCTTTTTCCTCACCAACCGTTTCCGTTCAGTCGATTACTGTTTCAGGATTGCTGACAATACTTGAGAAACCTTCCGCTCCAACCCCTTTGAGTCGTCTAGTTATGTACCCTGTCGGTTTGCTGCCAAAGACAGTTACTATCGGTAGTGGCGCTGAAGTTTTAGCAACTTACTGTCGCCTTGCAATTGTAGATATCGGATCTTCCTTTAATGTCTTGCGCGTTGAGGATCAACGGTCAATTATTCACCGTGACTTTGCCCCCGTTGCCGACTGGCTTACCTTGCCGTTTGATGAGAACTTGATTTATTTCTATAACCAGGCAAAAGCGTATCCCCAAAATTGGATGAACCCGCCGACGTGTCTCGAACAAGAATACGTCGCGCTCGAAAGTAAAGGCATCACTGTGGAGGTGTAATATGACTCAGCTTAACCCCGTATTTAACCCGGCGGAGTTTGAACTTCGCAACTACACAAGCCCTTGGCTCACTCCCGACCAGGCCACGCAAGTAACAGAAACTGAGAATCGAGTGAACGCTCAGTTGGACTTTGTGGCTCAGATGTTGGGCTGGAACGGTCCAAACTATTGGAGTAATCTTGCCGTTACGCCAGACCAAAAGCGACAACTTCTGGGAGGTTCTTTCGGAGTCTATAACAGTTACTATATTCCGAGAATCTATGAGATTCGAAATTGGAATAACACAATAGTTACCGATCGATTGCCCTTCCTTCGGCCTGGTCGAGCTAATCAAGTCGCTCGTATCCTGCTTGGCGATACCGTCTATCAACTACAGTCTGTGGAGGCTGAGGGCGATAAATATCTTGTGTCAATCGGAACCCTGACCCAAGAGTTTTTCGATCAGATTGCTGCTAACGTTCCTTTGCGCGTTGATTTACCAACGTTTCGACCCGCACCGTTTTATCGACCGGACGTTGGAGTGGCAGGCGATTACTCGTTTGTTTGCGGAAATAATGGGTCACAGCTTGTGCTGTACCCTGCTTACGACACACAACAACAGTTTCCGTTAAGATTTCCTACTCTTTTCGCCGGTTCCACTTACTACTTCAATCAACCGATTTACCTGTCCTTAGACTCCTCCCTTTCTCCGGAAGTTTCTCCCACATATGACGCCGATCAAAATCTTTGGTTTTTGTCAGTTCCCGAGAGTTTGACAAACGTTCTGGGACTCACGGCCTATCTGGCCTGGGCTGGTTCAGATTGCACGCAGGCCAACAATTACTCACTCGAAGTTTCGATTCAGAAGTGGTCTGACCCTTCGGACTGGAATTCTATTTCCACGCTTGATAATTTTCACGGTGTCTGGGGTAACAAGGGTGGCGATTTACCTTTTAACTTTGTTTTTGACTCCTTAAGTCTTCACGGGTTCAACGAAGCGGAGTCTGTATATTTACCGACGGTTGAGACAATTCTTAATTTTAACGATATTGTAAATTTTATTTATTATCAGAAAACAACGGTCTCTGAGCTAGCACCAGGGTCCCCTAAAATTGGTGACCTTTGGTGGAATGACTCTACAGGGGCGTTGGCAGTTTGGTTACCCAACGAAAGCAACTGCCAAGCTTGGGTGGAAATTGACTATCGGCAGGAGCCTCGCCAGACACCGGGCGTAGAAGTTGTTTATCCGGACGTCGCAACTTTCCAGGCTCAATCTGGAGCTCTGGCAATAGGGACTGTGGTAAGGATTGAAGATGTCACTGGTTTGTCGATATCAGATAACGTTCTAGGTGTCCAAGGAACTTTAACAGCACCCGCATCGCTGGTTCTCCATCGTGAGAGTTCCGCTCCATACTGGACTCCCGATGAGTTTGGTTATTTAAATGTAACAGATTTCCAAGCTGATGCACTGTTACTTCCCTACAAAGTTCCCGTTAATGTGTATGATGCTACTGGGTTAAGCCCGGTTGGGGCTACCTTTAACATTAAAAATCTTAGCATCACCATTAACGGAGACTACGACGTTCTGTTAATGAAGTACTATAATAATCAAACATGGGAGATTTATCCGGACTCTATTTTAAAATATATTGCATACTCTTCCCTATTTGGCAACCCGTTGCAAGGCGAGATGTGGTGGGACTTCGTGAATACTGATCCAAACACCCGAGCAGCAGCAATCTATTATTCTAGTCCCTCGGCTGTTACCAGTCTCTCCATCGTAGATCCCGGTGCTTCTCTTCCGAATGGTTTTTATCCCGGAGTTCCTTTGGTTTCGTTGTCTGGAACTGGCGGTTTGGGGATAGCAGACATAACCATACTTGGAGGTGTTGTCACAACAGTTGTAATTCCTTTACTTACTGGGTCTGGCGATAAATATCAAATAGGTGATTTAGTTGCTCCTGATGCTAGCTTGTATCCACAACTTATTGGATGCACCTTTGAGGTTACTTCTACTTATTCAGAGGCATGGGTTGCCACTAACACTCATCCGCAAAGTGGCCCTCCCGCCCCCGTATTGGACTTGGGCGTCGTCCTTTTCTATTGTAACGGTATCCTCCTGGCTGATGGCGTTGATTATGTAACCGATGACTTTATCTTCCGATACTCCTCTAATTCAGTAAGCGGGCAATACGAGTTTTTCTATAACACCCTCTCGTTTGCTGCAAAAGCGCAGTTGCCAACGATAACGATCTCTGATTCCTTAACGACAACGTATAGGGCAGACATAACAGATCTGGTGTTCAGTGGCATCACTTATTACATGAGCCCCAATGTCTATAATGCGGAGGCTCCCCTGCGTCTGTGGAAAGCTCAAGCACTTCAAGTTGCTGAAACCGTTTCGCACTTAGCGGAGGACAACTACATCAACCCTTTGCTGGCAGATCTTAACAACGGTCCAGGACCTGAAAACTGGGAGAGGTATTTTGTTCGGTTGCCATTAGACTATGGGCGCAATGGAACAGCTTGGCAAAAAGTTGCCCTCACTTGTCAGGACTTCGCTTACTGGGGGTCAAGCATTGAGCCGGAGAAGATGCAGTGCCCTCCGGAAGATGATCTTCCCGCCATTTACGAAGAGCTATTTCTTTACGGGGACCCTATTCCCGACTACACTTACGTCTATTGCGAGCCCTACCTTTATTCGAACATTGCTTACTTCAATGTGAGTGGAGGCGATCAGTACCTAAATGGGTCGGTGTTTCCTGCAACAGACGTTCAATTTGACGAGTTCCAAGAAGCCGAACTACTTACTTACGACCCGCTCCACAATCGGCAAGCAGATGTAACGTCGCCCGTAAATCAAGGGTATGGTGATTGGTTGGGGGATTACGTTAATGTTAATCCCTGCTCTGAATTAACCGGATTTTTTAGTACGGACTTAGTCAATAGGAGTATTGAACCAGTTCGGCCCCCAATCTGGGATGCGTCTATCTACAAGTACGCACCCACTTGTGAAAACGCAGCAGCATCTTACAGCGTAGATGCAAACCACTATCGCATCGGCTATGCCTATTTTGTTGCGGATGCCTCAGCAGCAGAAGACGCCTTCTTCGACATTTCTCAGGAAGCAGCATGGCGTTATCCGGTCACACAACCTAAGACTCTCTACTTGACTCCTCGTTAAGCGGGTAAAACCTAAAAAACTGGTACGCTACTATGGCAGCCCCTCGTAGAAAAACTTCTGGATTCTCTTCGGAACCGCTCGAAAAACCTCAAGAAACCCTCGTTGAGATCACGAGCGAGGAAGTCATTTGTGAAGAGGAGAAGACCGAGGAAATCCTGCCAGAGGGAAAACCTGTTCCTGTGCTGGAATTCATTACTCCAGTAGAGGACGCAGGCCCTCGCTTTGTAGAAAAGAAGCAGGAAGAAGTTGTGGAGGTTCCGGAAACACCCACGCCGGTCTCCGTGATGGTCCATCCCCCCAAGCGCAACCCGCGCAACATCCCACGGTTTTCTCGCTATAAGAAGGCATGAGACCGAATCAACGCTTGGCTCAGAACCCCTTCATTCTGGCTGCCGCGCAAATGATGCAGGCCACTCAGGCGAACATGCAGTATGCGGGGTTGCCGAGGGGGACTATTCGTGGGACAATAAAAGATGTGAAGGACCCCGAAGACCGAGGGCGTGTTCGTGTAGTTTTTGACGACATGAATCCCGAGATTCCTCAAGTGCAGGGTGCAGAGGATTGGTCAAAGGAGCGTGAAGGAGAGGAACCGGATCTGTCACACTGGATCGACGTTTCTCCAGCGTTCAAAGGTAAGCAACCCGAAGGGCTCGTTGGTAAGCGAGTGAATATCTCGGTGTCTAATGGACAATACCAATATGCGGTTTTGCAGGACGTTTTGTTTGACCCCGATCTCCTGGCTCAAAAAGCTAAAGACAAACTGAAAATTCCAAACAACAGTTCGATGACTCGGTTGCCTCTTTACGAGGCCGGTAAGTTACCCCCCGCATCCGAGGAAAATCATGGTTGTATGGTCGTTGAGTTGGGAGGGCCGATGGATTCCGATTGGTTGTGCGTTTGCCTCAAACGGCAGGGAACATATTATTGGGTTCGTCATATTGACATGGCGCATGGACACGCAGGGGAAAACGACGGTAAGCAACCGAATGACACTAATGGGGATGCCGAGTTTCCAGTGGAAGAACAGGCTATTTGGGATTATGTTTTTCCAACAACCGGCGGAGAAATGCAGAAATATTCTCGTTACGGTACCGGCCCCAGGGCTAACCCGTTTGGAGGTCAGGCGAAATGGTACGATCCCCCTAAGTCGGAGTCTAAATGATGGCAACACCTACTTCCTACAGCTTAACTTACGACGTTCCTTGCGATGTTGAGTCCGGGTGTGGGGACGCTCCTTGTGGAGGCAAACCCAATTTTAACCCCCGCCCGCAAATTTTTTGTGACGATGTGAGCGTCCTTCCTGCTGCAATTACGGTAGGAGGAATCACATTTACTCCGAAAACCGTCGTTGCTGACAACGGCACTTTTATCTGCTTGGCTCAATAATGGCAATCCGTCGTCCCAGTATTTCATCGCCCGAGTGGTTGTTTCAGGATTTTCTTTACCAGGCAATTCCTGGGTCTGAGGAAAGGTACCTGCAAGTGAAATGGGATGGCGAGGTTTATACCCGTGTCTCGCAAAGTTTTGATTACAGTGATCCTCCCTATGTTGGCCCGGAGCAGCGCGGAGGGAACATTGTTGCTCAGGTTGATTACACGGTTAGTGGAAAAGTTATTACAATAAACGATTGGTCAATTGACTGGAGGGATGAGTGGCCTTTACGCTTAGCCGTTAATTACATTACTCAGTGTCTTTATCCCTTCGAAAAAGGGTTTGTAATTTTTGTACAAGGTCAAGAGGTTTACAACCAGGCAGGGGAAGTAATTTCGGTTGCAACAAAGGAGCCGTATGCTTTCTGGGTATCCGAGCAATATAATCCCACTACTAACAAGCCAAATGATTACCTTATTCGCTACGGGTCAGAGAGGAATGTTCCCTCTCCTACTCCGGAGCTCATATCTTGCACTTCCTCAGTTGTAGCCTCATTTTTTGGGACTCAAATATTGGTGTCAATCGTTGCTCAGAATGTTCCTCTCGAAACCCCGATTTATTGGCAAGTGACGGGGGAGAATGTTAATGCAGCAACCGTTCTCACACAACTTCCCGAAGGTGTTGTGTTTATTAACTCAAATATTTCATATCTGAAACTTTTATTGGAGGATCCTTTACCTCCTGGTTCTCCGTTTACGCTCGATATACAACTTTTTTCAAACCCTCAACGCACGAATCTTGTGGCTTTATCCACGGTTCAAGTCCTCTAGCACCGGGTAAAACCAGGTAAAGTTCGGGTTGTTGCCGGTGGCCATTCCGCAGATTAAGGAGATAACAGTACCTTCCACAAGCACAGTCATGCTGTGGTTTGACGGGCCACTGGATTCCAAGGTTCCTGTGCCAGTCGGTTGTTTTACGGTAAATTATGGCAACTACGGTGTAACCACTGTCAATTATGCTTCGGACACAATGATTGTCCTGGAGCTTGATTCGTTCCTGAGTCCGTGGGATGAAGTGTTTGTGTCATACGAACCTCCCCTCGACTTAAAACAGTGCTTGCGTGGCCCTGTTCCCCCAACTGCGAACGATGTTGTTGTCAAACGAAATGCTGTTCGTGCCTTTTATCGTGTTCCTGCTCGAAATCAGTTAGCACCGGATGAAAAAACCGATGGTAGTCAAGTCCAGGCAAACTTAGGTCAAACGATTGGTGGTTACGGCTTCCCATATCAGAATCGCAGCGGCACTCTCACTGAACACAAGTCCGACCCCAAATCTGCGAGTCCCGATGACTTCATCGTGGCCTATGGCCTAAAAGAAGCAATCCAACTCACTAATATTGATGATGCGGCTGCTACCACAGTAAATGTGGCGAAGCTGCGGATGGCAATCCAAGATGCGAATAGTTTGATTGATAGCTATATTGAGCAGAGTGGGAAGGCTGGGATGGTGCTAATCACTAGCAATCGCCGTCGTACCGCTCTGATTATTGCCCGTTACTACCTAGATACGGTTCGCCGCCGTGAGGATGTAAAAGCAGACTATGAGACGGCACTGAAACAACTCGCCGCAGAAATGCAGATGACGGCGATCAGGGCAGGGAACGGGGACAGCGCTATTGATACGCCGCAAGGTATTATGCGGTCTTGGCATATTCCTCAACGTTATAACAGTGTGAGCGGTAAAGGTCTCTCTGGATTTACAACTGACCCTGCTGGAGACCAAGCACCCGATTATCGTGTTGGTTGGGGGGCCATCGGCCAGAATAACGACTTCCCCAACTGGATCGACGGGTCTAACTATGAAGAGCTTACCGGGGGAACACCCACGATCGCCGAACCTGTAGATGCAGGTGGCTACAGGATTGACGGCAACTCAGGCTGGGGGCCGTAAGGGGTAAAACCAACTGAATACGCCTATTGAAAGTGGCATACTCTTTCCCGCCGAATCCATCTGTGGGACAACTATATACCAGCAATGGTAGGACTTGGAAGTGGAACGGAACCCAATGGACTGCGCAAGTAGTCTCCACACCAACCTCTGCACCGGTGTATGTAAGTGTCTCACCTCCACCCAATCCTATCCAAGGTTCTCTTTGGTACGACAGCAATAACTCAAACTTAAACATTTGGTACACCGACTTAAATGGCGGAGCCTGGATCTCGGTAGTACCGTATCCCGAGGACACCATCGACCAGAACGGCGGCGTCTTTCAGGGCCCCATCTACGCTCAATACTTAATCCCCAACAACCCTGCAGCCTTCATCACCGTTGGCTGGTTCCAGGATCAACTTGTAGCATACCTTACAGGCGAAGGCTACATTCGGGCCGGCAACGGCGTTCAACTCGACGGCAGCGGCGAGATTCTTTCCATCGATTCCGGACTCCTCGTTTAATACCATGGCACTTACTGTACAAAATTTGAGGGCCGTCGGCGTCGGCGTCGAGCCCGCATCTCTCCTTCCCGGCCAAATCGCATTCAATATCACTGACAAAGTTATCTACGTTGGTGACGGTTCCAACTTTAAGACTAACTACGATGGCACCCAGGTTGCTGGTGTGCCTGGAAATGGTTGGTATGCGATGCCCATGGACTTTGATAGTCTGGGTGAATACTATGTTACCAATCCTGGTTATTACGGCGACGTCCCCACTGACGGCCAGGTTCTTTCATGGAGCACCGCACTTAATCACACCATTTGGTCCAGTGGCGCTGGCGGTGGAAGCCAAGTCTATGTAGTTTCCAACGCTGCCGTCGCTGCTGCTCCTGGAGCGACAACCAGCGCCAAGATTACTGCTGCGATCGGTGTCGCCTCACCGGATGAGGGCAACGTTACTATCGTCACTGGTCTTCCCGACGAAGTTTATGAAGGCCTCTATTTCTTCACTACCGAGTGGGTGAAGGGTGCCGCATACGCCTACCCGAGTGCCTCCGAGGTCATTTACGATAACACTGCTCATCCGACCCTGAGCGCCACGGTCCAAGGCGCAATCGACGACCTTGATGATGGGCTGGCAGCAACCACTGCAATTGCCAATACGGCAAACTCCACCGCAAACTCTGCTCTGAGTATTGCTAGCGCTGCCCTGCCGAAGGCTGGCGGAGTGATGACAGGTGACATTTCCTTCGGGTCTGTTGGCACCGGCATCATTTTCAACGACTCTTCCAACATTCGCTCCATTAGTGACAGTGCCACCTCGGTTTCTTCTATCACTGCTGGTTCAAGCACCGCTGTAAAGACTGCTTACGACTTAGCCGCTGCTGCTGTTCCTCGCACTTCTTACACTGCTGCAGGAGATTTAATCGTTGGTACGGGTGTCGGCACCTTTAACGCTCTTGCTGTAGGCACCCCTGGACAGATCTTGGCAGTTGCACCCGGAGGGACAAGTCTAGTCTGGGTGACTGACTCTGAGGGTGACGTTACTGGCGTATCTGGCACTTTGCCGATTACCGTCGATAACACAAACCCCCAAGTTCCGGTCGTTGGCGTTAATCCTGCTACCACGGCCACTTCGGGTGTTGTTCAGATTGACATTCTGGGCAACATTAACGTTGCCGGCGGCTTAATCACGGTTCCGAATGCTTCCACAACCGTTAGGGGTGCTGTTCAGCTTTACAACGGGGTTGATAACAGTTCTACGACTCTCGCCTTGACAGCTGCCCAGGGGAAAGCCCTTCAGGATCAAATCGATACGCTAACGCTTTCAAACAGTGTCATTTTGGCTGGTGGCTATGACGCCTCAACCGGATTGGTTGATGGCGTAACAAGTCAAGGCTCAGCAGTTGGCTTCATGGATAATGCCGCACCACCTGCGGCTAGTTCTACAACAGTTGATCACTATGTGATTTGCACAAAAGCCGGAAGTATTCCCTCAACAATGGCAAACGGCGACTGGCTGTTGGTCGTTGAGACTTCTC